GACCTGTACAAGCACAGGCTTAAGCGCGCGCAGTACAGCTGGCTGGAGGGCAAGGTCTGCCCCTACCACATCTCGCCTCGGAAGAAGGACCGGGTTTCGGGGCGGGACGAGAAGCGGGGAGCTCGCAACAAGGACCGAGCGGACATGAGGCGCGAGGTTGGACTTTGCGGCGTGAGTCCCTCGATGTTTTGGTGACAGCTGTGCCTGGGTGGTGGTAGAGCCCGGGGAATGAACCGGCTGGAATGGCGAACGGTGCACGGCATCACGGATGAGCGGACGTTGGATGTGGTCGTCGAGCTGGGCGAGCACCTGACGGCGGTGTTCTCCCTCCTGCAGGAGCTCGAATGGTCTGTGCCCGATGGGCCCGGTCGATGTTGCCCGAGCTGTTTGGAATTCGTGCCTGCCGAGGGTGACCGGTCGAAGTGGAAGCACAAGCCTGGGTGCAAGCTCGATGCGATGCTGAACACCCTAATGCGCTGGTGACAGCTGTGCCTTGAGCGTTCCCGAGTCCTGGGGAAGGTCTCCAGGTCCGCCAGGCGAAGATGGCGGGTGGTAGTCGGTCCGTGTTGGTGACGGGCAGCCGGCCACAGTGGTTCGATTCCACCGGGGCGCACATGATAGCGTCCGGGCATGCGAATACTCTTCCTGGACGACAACGAAGAGCGGCACCGCAATTTCGTGATGGCCAACATCGGGCACCGCGTTGACCAGGTGTACAAGGCAGCGCATGCGATCCGCGCCATGGAGATGAGTGACCCCTACGACGTCGCCAGCCTGGACCACGACCTCGACGAACAGTCCACCATGGGCCTGACGCCAACCGAGCTGACCGGGCTCGATGTGGTTCGCGCGATGGTTAACCCCGAGGGCGCGCTGAAAGACAAGCTGCCCCGCACCGTCATCGTCCACAGCTACAACAACGCTGGCGCCACAAACATGGTGTCATTGCTCAGGGCATGGGCCCCCAGCATCCGCGTCGTCCGCTTTCCATTCCGTCCCGACATGCCGATAACGGCGCTGCTGTAGCACCCTATTGATGTGCCACCGCCGCGGTGGTATCAGCAGGAGCATGGAGCTGGACACGAGCAAGGCGATACTGGTGTGGGCCTGGGACGACGCACCGAAGGAGCTGGCTCGCGCAGCCGGCATTGAGGCTTTCGGCGACGCGGACGCCAAGGCCGCGGTGATCATCTTGCGCAACAAACTGGCCAGCCTACCGACGCTGGTTGGTTTGGTTCGCCAGCTGCGCGATGCACGCGACCTCGACGACATTCACGAAGCCGTCGAGGCGCTGTGCACTTGGCTCGACGAGCACGAAAAAAAGCGGTAGCTTCCCCGTCTGGGAGGAGCACCCAAATGGGACAAAACACGTTTGCAGTCGGCCAGCGTTTCAAGCTTCTGAAGGACGTAGGCAGCACCTCGGGGATTCACCGCGTCGGGATGATCTTCACGATCGAGCACATCTCCCAGATCCACGGCTCCTTTAGGGAGTGCAGCGGCATCGGCTGTAACGCCGGCTCCACCCACAATATCGGTCGCTTCATCGAGCTCGGGCAAGCCGTTCGTCTTTGCGGCTGGATCGAGGCGCAGCCGATCACCGGGCCCATGGGCCGCAGGTTCGAAACCATCGCCTGCGGGCACACGCCTGCGCACGCCGCGAGCCCGTTTTGCGAGGCGCACGTCGGCGAGGCGATGATCATCAAGGACAAGGCCGGCAGGCTTCATCGCTGGCTCACCGCTGGCGACGAGCCGGCGTCGACGCCGCAGAGCCACAACCTGGGCGCTGGCATCGGCATCTGGAACATTCGCGGCCGATGATCTAATGTGCTTCTGCTCGTCGTCTCCGGGAACACGATGCTGTGCCGTCCGGTGGCAATTGCCCATTTGCGTGAGCGAAGCTGCCGGCGGGTAAGCTGGGTGAAAATCCCGGGTCCGGGGACGACGAGCACCAACATGGAGGAGCACCATGCAGCCGATGCAAGGCAGGGGCTGGCGTAAGCGCCGGAACCCAAACCTGCGTGACGCCCAGGTCCCCAAGCACCGCGCCAGCAAGGACACCAAGCGCTGGTGCAAGGGCATCAACGGCCGCGAGCACGTGCCGCAGTGGGAATTTACCTGGGGCAGTTGGATAACCGTTGGCCATGGCTATCCGGGCTTGCTGCAGCTGCGCTGTGCAGCGTGCCGCAAGGTCATCGAGTACCACATCTGCTCAACCAGGATGTGGCCCGGTGGTGACTTTTTTTACGGCCCCGGCTTGCCCACGAACTGGGGGTATGGGCAATGAGGACCCTGCCGGCCAAGGGGTTGTTCGGCATCTGGGTACGCAAGATGCGCCTTGCCAAGGGGTGGTCGCAGCCCAGGCTCGCGCAGCTTTCTGGCGTCGCGCATAACGCCATCCATCGCGTCGAACAGGGCGGCCGGTGCCGATGGGCGACCGTCGTTGCGATCTGCAAGGCACTGGGGTTCGATCCCGCGGCGGAGTTTTTGCCGGGATGAAAGAGCCAATCGTGTATGTCTGCGTGTTGTCGTCGCGCGCGTGGCTTCCCAGCGCGGCCACGAATTGCGCCAAGTGTGGGATCTTTTGCTTTTACACGATCAAATCCGTCGAATACGCAAGGCAGAGATGGAAAGGCCACGAGCTGCGGTTTGAGTGTGAGTCGTGCTCGGCGGGCTTGATGGACAAGCTGACCGACAGGCAGATTCGCCAGTCGCAAGAGGCAGCGCGCGCTGGCCTGCCCGACTTTATGCAGCCCACGATGGAGCTCATCGGACCTGACTGGGTGCGCGAGCATTTTCGGAAGAGGCGCGTGCAATGACTGCGCGCCAGCTGCGTACAATGCGCCTGATGCGTGCTAGCTGGCTCGCGCGCCTGACGCGCCGGCTGGTTTGGTGCAGCTACATGATGCACGTCTACGATGGCTACAACGCCTACGAGGTTCCGCAATGACGCCAGAAGAAAAGTTCCAGCAGGTCATCACTGAAAAACGCGCGGTTCGCGATCGGCTGGCGTCCCAGCTCACCATCGTCGAAAGCGAGCTCTACGCGCTTGAAGTCGCGTACAAGAAGACATTCGGCGATCCCGAGGCGGCCACCGCGACGCCGAAGGGCGCAATTGCGGGCCGACTGTACGACGCGATCGTCGCCGCGGGTGCCGAAGGCCGGACAAGCAAGGAGCTGCGGCTTGCAACGGGGTTCAAGGACGGCACGATCAAGCAGAACATCGTCAAGTGGCTGAAACAGGGCAAGGTCGTCCGAGTTTCATTCGGGCGGTACAGGGCAACAGAAACCAAAGGAGCAGACAATGGCCGACGAGACAGCGACCCCCCCAACACCGCCGCCGACTGACGAGCCGACGCCGCCAGAAGTTGGCGGTCCCAGTTGGGATGTTCCCCTGGGGAGACACTTCCAGCACATTGAAGCGTTCGTTCGTGAGTGGCGGGCTCGCCGCCGGGCCGAGATGGAGCGGAGAGCGAAAGAGGCGTCGCCGCCCGAGCCCGAGGATCCTGCTGCTGGCGGTTGAATTGGTGTAAGCTTCTGCTTGCGTCTATCCAACGCAAAAGGAGCCGTGACCAATGAAGCGATTTCTTCTTGTCTTGCTGTGCGCGGTGGGGTGCGGGGATGCCGGCGAGGATATCGTCATCGCGTCCGATATCCTCATCACCATCACACCCGTGGACCCGGGCCCCGGCCCCGCCGCGCACTGCGACCTGCAGGAAGACAAGACGACGTGCCACTGCTGGGGCGAGTGCACGCCCGAGGGCATCACCGCCGTGGTGCGTGAATGCAACCGGTTGCGGGACCTCGCCAAGATCGTGATACCGTAAGGGCGTGCCTGACAACTACTACGATCCGGTGCGCGGTTTTCAGTTTGGCGAGTACACGGGCCCGCGGCCGCCGCAGCCCAACCTGCCGTTTCGCACGCCCGACATGATGGTTGGGCCGGCGCCGCCGGTGACCGCCGATCAGAGCCAGGACGTGCTCTTCTACCCGGGCCGCAATGTGGTCGAGCCGCCCCCCCCGCCCCCGGCGGTCGCGTCGGCGCGGCCCAAGAAGCGCAAGCGCCGCGCGCTTCCGTGAAGCGCCTGAAAGTCGTGCGCTGCCTCGGGTGCGTGGTAAGGTTTCTGACCATCTGAGCCCGGCAGGGCGGCAACGCGGGTTGTTTGGTGTCTGCTCCCCGCGCAGCTGCGGATACGGCGTAGTCCCGCGCCGGCAACCGGGTGTGTAGGGGCTCCCAGCAAGGGCGAAAGCTAGAAACTGGGGGCCCCTACACAGGGGCCTTGCCATGTTTTGCAAGCAGAACAATGTAATCTGACTTGTAAAGCTCCTTTACGGTCTGTAAGGCTTTTTTACAGGCCAGATGGGGGAGCACAAGCATAACCCGCGTGCAATCGCTGCAGCTCAGCCAGCGATTCGTTTTGCGCCGGGTGACGAAATCTTCGGCTTCTCGTTCGAGACCGTTATCGAGCTGAACAAAGCGAAGATGGCTGAGGTGGTTGCGTTGGTTGACGCAGCCAGGGCAAACGGGCACGACCCGCGGCATGCGGTTCCGGCGTTCAACCCCAAAGAGAACCCGGAGTTCTTCGATTACGTCGTCTACAACCGGCCAACGGTTGGGCGACCGTCGCCTTTGCTGCCCGACCCGCGTCAGATCCCAACAGCGCAGATTCGAGCCGGCGAGCATTTGCGCATTCCGTTGGTCGAGCTGAAACAGCGGGCCGACGTCGCGTTTTCTGACGTCGAACGTCCGGACGGTGTGCATTGAGCGAATCGGCTCTGACTCGCGTCGAGCCGGCGGCGCTGACGACCGAGCAGCGAATGGACAAGCTGCGCGAGCGCTACCACCGGATCGAGCAGCGCGACATCGACATCGTCGCCGGCATGAACCGGTTTGCCGAGCTCCCGAGCATTCTTGAGGACCGCCAGGCGGTGATCGAGGCTCTCACGGCCGCGACCGACGAGCCCGCCAAGCAGCTCGGGTTCAAGACCAAGCGCGAGCTGCGCATGGCCCTGTACGGCACGCTGCCCAAGAAGGATTGGCCGGCGGCGATGCAGGCGGCGCACGAGCGCGTTGGCATGCGCTTGCGCCGGCAGGACAGCAAGCAGGGTCGCACCGTGTTCAACCTGAACATGGTCACCATCCCCGCGCCGCGGGAGCTGACCGAAGACGACAAGATCATCACGATCGAGCCGGAGCGGAAGTGAATGGCTGGCCCCGTCCTGCCGCCACCGCTCAAGGAGCAGCGCTCCGATGAACGAGAAACCTTCGGGCTCATCAACGCGCTCCGAAAGGTCGTCACCGTCGCCGCAAACGTCAGCCTCATTCTGGACGTGCTCGGCTCGACCCGAGGCGCCGTGCTTTATCGAGGCGCTTCCGGATGGGCAATCCTTCCGCCTGGTACTGCCGGCTGGCGATTGACCACCAACGGCGCAGGGGCTGATCCAACATGGGCGCCGTAGCCGACGCGTACCAGGAAGGCCGCTTCCTCGGCCCGTTCCCTGGTCAACAGACCAAGTTTTTTGAGCGGCGCGAACGCGTTGTCTTCTACGGCGGCGCTGGCGGTGGCGGCAAATCCATCTGCGGCATGGCCAAGTTCGGCCAGCAGCTGTTCATTGAGCGCGCGCGTCTCAAGCGCGGCGAGATTTCGCAATCCAAGGCGTGGGGCTTGTACCTGCGCCGAACGATGCCCGATCTGCAGCAGGCGATCGACAAGAGTCACCAGCTCTTCTTGGATATCGACCCCGACGCCACCTACAACGTCAACAATCACATCTGGACGTTCCCCAGCTGCGCCAACGCCAAGTTTCAGTTTGGCCACATGGAGAACGAAAGCTCCAAATACAAATACAAGTCGAATGAGTACACGTATGTGTTCTTCGACGAGCTGACCGAGTTTTCGCAGACGCAGTGGGAGTACATGGATACCCGTGTCCGCACGACCGATCCGGTCCTGCAGGGCATGCTGCAAATCTGCGCCGGCAGCAACCCCGATGGTCCCGGCCTGCTGTGGGTGCGCAAGCTGTTCATTCAGGGAAGGGAGCCCGAGGTCGTTTATCGCATTCCCACCCGGCTTTCCAACGGCCGCGTCATCAATTACGACTCGGTTTTCATTCCGGCCAGCCTGCGTGACAACCCCGCCCTTTACGAGGCCGGCCAATACGAGGCGTCGCTGCTCAACAAGCGTCCCGAAGTGCGGGAAGCGATTCTCAACGGCAATTGGTGGATCACGCCGGGCGCGTTTCTCGGCGAGGTCTGGGATTCCCGCTATCACATCTGCCCGAACCACGAGGCGCCCAAGAACGCGAAGATCTACCGATCGCTGGACCCCGGCATCGGCGCGCCGTCGTCGTGCACGTGGTGGTACGAGGATCGCGATGGCGGCTTGACGGGCATTCACAACCTCTACGTCAAGAACCACGACGCCACGATGCTCGCGGAGCGCATCCGCGAAATCGAAGAGCATTACGGGTGGTGGGACGGCGACAACAACCGCTCGACCATCATGGGTCCGCTCGACGAAGACGCTTTCAACCGGACGCTGGTCGGCGGCCCGTCGTACGCGCAGGCGATGCGCAAGTGCGGTGTGCGGTGGAAGCGCTCGCGCAAAGACCGCTTCAACGGCGCGGCTGAAATCGTCCGTCGGCTGAACGCGCGGCGCAAGTCGCTGAATCCCGGCGAGGACGATGTCCCGCTGCTGCGGTGGATGGAGCGCTGCAAGGCGCCCATCGAGACGATTCCGATCCTGCAGTCGGATCCGAACGACCCCAACGACGTCGACACCAAGGGCGAGGACCACTGCTGGGACGAAACCATGTACATGTGCCTCGAACGCCTGTTGCCGCGTCGCGAGCAGGAAGAGGACGACGACGACGACGGCATCGTCGATATCAACGAGTACCGCCGTCGCGGCCGCGGTGGCGGCGGCATGTTGGGCGTTCCGCCCGGAGGTTGGTAATGGCTGCGCCTGGCGAGGTGATGGAGTCGGACGAAGGCGAAGGCGGCGGCATGGAGGACGTGCTGCCACCCGACGGCCAGGAACGTCCGATCGAGGCGATCAACATCCTGCCGGTGCTCAAGAAGAACGTACCGACGTGGATCGAGAAGGAAGCCAAGCTCGCGGTCCAGCGCGCAATCGAAGACAACGACAGCCGCGCCGATTACATGAAGTCGTACGCGAATCAGCTCAAGCTGTACGCGGGCGTCGTTCAGAATCTCGGCTATCCGGCGCAGGGCGCGAAAGCCCCGCACATCGCCATCATGACCAAGGCGCTGCTCCACCTATGGGCGCGCATTTTCGACCAGGTCGTGCCGGCGAAGGGCGACATCGTCAAGTGCAAGCCGCTGGGGCCCAAGGACGAGCCGCGAGCTCTCCGTGTCGAGCGACACATGAACTGGCAGCTCCGGTATCGCATGCCGGACTGGGGCACGTCGCAGCAGGTCTCAATCATGGCGTGGCTCATCGCCGGGTCGACGTTCCGACACTACCGCTGGGATCCGATCGCCCACACGCACGCGATCGACCACGTCCCCGTGGACGACATCATCGTCGCCTACACGGAAACCGACCTGCACCCGCAGATGAAAACGGTTGACCGGGTGACGCGCGTCTTGCGCATGGCGCGCTGGGAAATGGAGCGCTACGCGGAAGAGGGCTACTACTCGAATCTCGACGCCATCTTCCCCAAAGACGGCGAAGAGGACGGTTCCACGACGGACGGCGACACCCTGCCGGCGTTTTCAACCGAGGACCCGAGCCCGGTCCGCGAAGCGGCGGACAAGATCCAGGGCATCGAGCCGCCGACCAAGAAGGACAAGAACAGCAAGCGCGAGATTTACGCGCAGAACACACATCTCAAGTTCCCTGAGTCGCTGTCCAAGGTTGAGGGCCTGGAAGCGCTGGCGGGTGTCACCAAGCCGGTGACGATCACGGTCGACAAGCAGACGCGCAAGCCGGTGTCTCTGACGATCCGCGAAGAGCCCGACTCGGTCGACCTCGCGCGCTACCAGCAGGAAATGCAGGCGTTCGAGGCGGCGACGGCCAACGTCCCCATGGGCGCGCCCGTATCGGTGCCGAAGGAACCGCGGCCGCCGCGGATGAACCCCGTCTACACGATCATCCACTACCGCTGCTATCCGAACCCGTCCGGCTTCTACGGCCTGGGCGTGGGGTCGTTGCTGGAACATTCAAACGAGCTGGCGAACGCACTGGCGGCCGATTACATGCTGTCGGGCAAGTTCCACAACATGTTCGCCGGCTTCCTGGCCCGCGGCACGAAGGAAAAGCGCGGCGACCTGCAGCTGGCGCACGGCAAGTTCATCGAGACGGACTTGGAGCCCGAGCAGCTCGACAAGGGCATCAAGGTCATGGACGCGCGGCCGCCGTCCGACTCGCTGATGCGGGTGGTTGAGAAGCTTGAGCAGAATTCCGAGATTGCCGCGAGCGCGGACATCCTGTCCGGCGAGAAGGGCGCGTCGAACGAGACGGCCAAGGGCATGATGGTGCGCAACTCGAACGCCATGGCGCTGATCAGCGTCATGACGCGGATCTATCTCGATCCGCTCAAATACGAATTGAAGTTGGTTGCGCACGCCAACTCAATCTACCTGGACGAATTCGAGTATTTCCCGTTCACCGAGGACGTGCAGGGAAAGCCCGGCCAGCAACAGGTCACGCAACAGAAGGTTGGACGGCTCGATTACGTCGAGGATGTCCACCTGGAGTTTACCGCCGACGCGCGGATGATCTCGAAGCCCGAGCGCATCGCCGATGCCAAGGACTTCGTGCAGATGATCCTGGCGTCGCCGCTCGTTCAGAACCAGATGCTCGTGGACTTTTCGTTCCGCAAGCTGTTCACCGTTGCCGAGGCGCCGGAATACGTGGCGGCAATGGGCCCGCCGCCTGCGCCGCCGCCGCCGCCGCAGCCGGAATCGCAGGACGTCGAAAACGCGGGCTTCTTTAACGAGAAGGATCACCCCGCCCTGCCCGACGACAACCACGTGTTGCACCTGCACAAGATCGAAGAGCTCAAGAAGTCACCGTTGTTTGAAAAGATGTCGTCAACGGGCAAGCAAATGCTCGACAGACACGAGCGCGCGCACGTTGCCGCCTTTTACCTGCAGATGCAGGCGCTGCAGGAAGAATCAGGAGTGAACGTTCATGGGATGGCTGCCGGAGGAGGAGCAGGAGGAATGGGACCAGGACCTACTGGTGGCGAAGATGCGGGGCCGCCTGAAGGTGAAGCTTTCGGAGGCGGTCCGCCGCCTGAGGACGCAGGCCCGATCGGCCAGCCTGGATGAAGTGCGGCGCGCCGAACAGCGCGTGACTGATCTGGAGGAGTTTCTGGTCGATTTCGGAGGGAGCGAATGAGTAGCAAAGCACTGAAGTTGTCGCCGATGGAGTCTCTGTATCGGGCGAAGCCGTTTTACGCCAACGACCTGCTGCGCGTGCGTTGCCAGGAGGTGGGCGTCGAGCCGCCAACGTTCCAGCCCATGGACAACAACTGTGTTGTCTGGCGCCTGCCACCGCTGACGGTCTCAAAGGGCGGGATTATTGTTCCAGGTGAGAGTCAGAGCCCGCACGTCAAGGGCATCCTGATGGCAGTGGGACCGCGCGCGCGCGATGTCCTGTACTCGAACGGCATCGAAGAGGGACACGTCGTCATCTTTGCTCGTTTCGCCGGCTGGGAAACGCGGGACAAGACGACAACGGTTGAAAAGACCGACGAGTTTCTGATCATCAAGGACCGCGACATCATCGGGTCTGACGACCTGCGGGTAGAGCTGTCGACCGGGCGCGCCAAGTACGTGCTCGACGAGCGCACCAATCGATGGTGCCTGCAACGGAAGCTGCTGAACGGGCGCAAGCAAAAGTTGCTGGCCCTGGCGGCGTCCACAACGTCGCCGGCTGAGGCGGAAACCGCTCGCCGACTGGCGAAGGAAGAGAAATAGGCCATGGGAACGAATACAGACCCGAAGGAAGCGCCCGACAAGATCGAACTGCCGACGGAGGAGCCGAACGTCAAGGTCAACCTCGATGAGGATGACGACGACAAAGACCTCGGGCGCGAAGACGAAACACCGCCGATAGAGCGTAGTGACGTCGAGGCGCGCGAGCGGGACCAGAAGACCGGTCAGTGGACGAAAAAAAAGCAGGAACGCTCGCGCGAGCATCGGGAGCAACGCACCTGGGAGCGGGAGCGGGCCGACTACGACCGGCGCTTCCGGATGATGCAGGAAGACCACGACCGGCGCTTCAACGAGCTGCGCACCGAGCTTGACCGCTCACGCCAGCAGAACACCGGAGCGCCGGCCGATCCGTTCACGGCGCGCATCAAAGAAATCGACTTCCAGCTCGACGCAGAGCTGCAGCTGATCGAGTCGGGCGAGCGACGCGACTACGCGCGCTACCGGCAGCTCAACGACCAGCGCGTGGAGCTCATCTCCCAACGGATGCTCGCCGCGCACGTTGCTGAGACGCAGCGGCAGCAGCAGAACCGCCCCGAGGACGCCTACGCCGGCCGCCGGCCCATCATCGAGGCGGAATTCCCATGGGTGATGGACCGCCAGTATTCGCAGCTGGCGCAGCGGGCACGCACCTACAAGGACTACCTCGTCAACTTCGAGGGCAAGCCGGACACCATCGACACCGACCGCGAAGCGCTGGCCCACACGGTGGCGCGCCACGGCGGCGAATATGGCCTGAGGCCGCCGCCGGCACCGCCGTCCATGCGCACCCGTCAGATGTACGCGGGTCCTGGGACGCGCAACGCGCCGGAGCGCAACGGGCGGCCGCGCGAGGTTGAGCTGCCCCGGGAGCTTGTACACGGTAGTGGTCTCAGCACTGAAAGGTTGGCCCGCGCCGTCAATGCAGCGCTCAACGATGAAAATTGACGTTGACACCGCGTGGGGCTCATGAGCTAAGCTTGTTTGTGTTGTAGACGGCCTGTGGTTGCCGGCGCCTTGTAAACGCCGGCAAGCAAGAGTGGCTGACGGTTCGGGCGGCCTGCACCTTCGGTGAGAGTGGCTGAAAGCGATCGGCCTGGCGCTGTTACCGCGAAAGCGCACGGGTGGCTGATTGGTTTCAAGCGGCGCCACCGGAGTGATGCATGCCAAGGACCCCGAAGACGAAGGCCGATCCGGTCATTTCGACGGACTTTGTCCGCCAGTTTGGAACCATCGAGCGCGTCGACCCCGATGAGGATTTCTCGGACGTTGACGGCGACCCAAAAAATGACTTCGCGCTCGTCGACGAGGCGTCAGACCGTCATTACGTGTGGGCGGTAAACAGCCGCGACGGCATCGGCGATTACGCGGGCGGCGTTGTCCCGTATCGCGTCGAGCGTTACGAAGAGGAAGGCGTCCGCGCCAAGATGAACGCGGAGCAGACCAAGGGCGAGCTCATCGAGAAGAAGGGGCACGTGCTCATGAGCTGTGACTTGGAGCTGTGGCAGAAGCGCAACCGCTACGAGCGGGTTCAGACGCTTCGCACCAACGAAACGATGTTCAAACGGCGCCAGCGAACGCTGGACCTCCGACAAGCGGATGCCGTTCGTTCAGAACGCGAAAGCCTGAGGGGTTAACATGGCAAACCTGGTTCGAGGCGGGTTTCATCCCCGCCGTGGGTTGAAGGCGACGCCGAATCCGCGCCGCTACGAGATTGCATCCAGCTACGGCACCGCGATTTTTCCCGGCGACGTCGTTACGCTGGTCACCGCGGGCACGATTGAAGCCTGCACGGCCGGCGGGGCGCCGCTGATCCTGGGCGTTGTTGCTCACGTCTCGTACGTGTCGAACAACAAGCGGGTCTACGGGCAATATGTGCCAGCGACGACCGTCTACTCACCGACGGCGCGAGGCTCGGCGAATGCGTCGTACGCGTACGTGTGGGACGACCCGTCGATCGAATACATCGCCAACCTGGCATCGCACGCGAACACCGCCACTGCGGCGCTGATTTACGCGGCGGTGGGGGCGAACATGGACTTGGTGGCCACGGCGGGCTCGACCGTCTACGGGCGCTCCGGGCACCAGCTCGACGGCAACCCGATTGCGGGCACGGCGCAATTCCGAATCAACGAGGTGTTGCGGTCGCCGGCCAATGACCTGGCGTCAGCGAACGCTCAAGTGGCTTGCTCGATCAACGAAGGCTTCCACGTCTTCACTAGCGCGGCGGGTATCTAACCATGAGCGTTTACAGCGGCAATTTTCCCAGCGTCTACCACAAGATTCTGGGCGAAATCTGGTCGGACGAGTCGACCAAATCCGAACCGACCTGGAAGCAGTACCTTCAGGAAAAGTCGACCACCAAGAAGTTCTACGACGACGTCGAGCTTGTCGAGCCCGGTCTGTGGGGCGAGACGGACGAAGGCGCCGACCTGGACCTGGACGACTACGGCGAGGGCATCACCAAGCGGTACGAGGCGAAGAAGTTTTCGAAGCGCCTCGTGATCCCCGAGGAGTTGAAGGAAGACTCGCAGTACCCGGAGATTTACGACGCTGTCCGTATGTTGCGGAACACCTGCGACCTGACCCAGGACTACGACGCGGTCGGCATTCTCAACGACGCCTTTTCGGGGTCGACGGATGCTGGCCTGTCGGGTGACCAGGTCGCCATCTGCTCGGCTTCGCACGTCATCCGCGGCGGCGCCACCGTCTCCAACATCATCTCCCCGGCGGTGGCCCCGTCGAACGCGATGGTGCAGGCGATGCTGGTTGCGGCCGAGAAGATGCCCGGCACCAACGGCTTCGTTCGCAGCATCAAGCTGCAGAAGATCGTCTGCCCGACCAACCAGAAATGGCGCTTCAAGGAAATCCTGAAGTCGGAGCAGAAGGACGACACGTCCAACAACGCGATCAACGCGCTTACGGGCGAGCTGTCGTCCACGCCGGTGTCGGTGCCCTACATGTCGAGCACGACCAACGTGTTCGGTGTGACCAACATCAAGCGTGGCGCGATGTTCATCTGGCGCCGCAAACCGCGCTTCAAAGCGGGCAACATGATGGAGAACGAGACGGAGCAGCACACCGGCTCGGCGCGCTGGACCAAGGGCGTCAGCAACTGGCGCTACTTCATCGGCAACCAGTCGTAAGGAGCCGCCATGTCTCTGAGCTCTTTCAATCCGCAGGGTCCGGCCGAGGTGTTCCCCGGGATGTTTCTTGTCCCGGGGGGCGGGTTGGCCCACTACGTCCATACCTCCGGCGCTGCAGGCCTGGACCTGCTGCCGGCGGGCATGGCGGCGCCGGCCCCGGCCAGCTTCTCGACCAACATCGACACGGCGCTCGGCTACTGCCGATCGAACCGTGGCGACGTTGTCATGGTGCTGCCGGGGCACACGCAGAACATCACGGCCGACGCGTTCGCCAGCCTGGGGACGAAGACGGGCGTGTCGGTGATCGGCATGGGCTACGGGACCAACCGCCCCACGCTGACGTGGACCGCGGCGGGCTCGACGCTGCTGATGGATGCGGCCGGCTTCTCGCTGAGGAATTTCAACTTCAACCTGGCGGGGGCGCACGCCGCCGGCACGGCGTTGACGGTTGCGGCGCCGATCACGGTGAGCGCTGCCAGCTGCGAAATCAGCGACTGTTTCATGTTCTGGGGGTTCGACGCCGACCAGATCGTCACCGTTGGCGTCACGGTTACCGGCGCTGACTATTTCAAGTTCAACCGGAACACCGCCTACGCGGCAACGGCCGCCGTGCCCACCACGACGTTCCTGCAGATCGTCGACTCGGACTTCATGCAGATGCACGAGACGAAGATTCAGGGACCGGGGTCGACGACCACGCTGGGGCCGGTTCAGTTTGTTACCACGGCGTCGCTGGCCATCGATTTCCGGCGCAGCATCATTCAGAACCAGCTGGCGGCTTCTGTTCATGCAATCACTGGCATGGCCGGCCTGACCGGGACGTGCCACCAGTGCGGGTTCGGCATTCTCGACAACGCGACGGCTGCCGGCTTCGTTACGCCGGGCAACGTGCAGCTCATCGATTGCGCCACGTCGAATGACAACGGGGTTGGAAGCGCGGGCCCCGCGGCTTAAAGGTGCCTTCCCGGGTGGTGGCGGCCGGTATGCTCCCCTGCCGCCGCTGCCCGGGGTTTTTCTAGGAGGCTCCGTATGGCGATCAGTTACTACCCAAACGGAGCCGGCGGAACGACCGGCGCTGACCTCGCGGTCCTGAAGCGTATATCGAAGTCGGGTTACACCTACTTTATCGGCAACGCGGTCTCCGGCGCGTCTGACTCCCACAGTGGCCTTGATCGGGCGAAGCCCCTTCTAACGACGGCGCAGGCGTACACCAACATTGCGGCCGGCGACACGGTCGTCTATCTGGCAAATCACAACGAGACGATCGCGACGGTCGTTACGCTGGCAAAGGCAGGTATCAGCTTGGTCGGCGAGGGCTCCGGTAGCACGGTGCCCCGGCTTACGTGCAACGGGACGGTTGGCGCTGCGCTCGACATCACCGCGGCCGGCGTCCTGCTCGACAACCTGTATTTCCCGCCGGCCATCGCCAATGCAACGGTTGCTACCGTACGAGTGGGTGCAGCGGATGTGCGACTCAACGCCCTGCAGTTTGATCTGGGAGCTGCAGACGCCGAGCCGGGCTTGGCGTTTGTCACGGGCGCCAGCTCGTGCACGCTGACCAACAGCCGCTTCACGGCGGTAGCCGCTACGCCCGTGAGCGGCATCGAAATCACCAACGCCATCGCCGGACTGACGATGGACCGGGTGACATTCGACGCTGGCTCGTTTGAGTGGTCGGTTGCCGCGTTCAATGGCAACGCGGCGGTGACCAGGCTGCGGGCGACGCGGATGTACATGCTCGCTGGATCGGACGTCCTGCTTTCAACCGGAAGCACTGGCGATTGGCAAACCGAGGTAGCGACTGGCAACTCCCGTCTGAATTGGACGGTGTGACGTGGCCACGGACAGCGGCTACGCCAAGCGCGATTTCTTGCGCGTCTGCGACATTTGCGGACACCGGTTTCATTTCTCGCAGCTCAAGCCGATCGGCGAGCTGAAATTCGCCTGCCCTGACGACGCTCCCGGCCTGACGGCGCTGCAGATTTCCCGCTTCAACGCGCGCGCGCGGCCGCTGGTGGTGCGGCCGAACAAGCATGCGAAGCCGCTGACGCACACGCCCATCTACCAGCTGGCTGAGGCGCAGATTTTCAACTTCATCGCCGCGACGGCGCCGGCAGAAACGAAAGACGGATCGCCGACGTCGTTGGGCGCCGCCTGGTCGGCGATTTACATGGCGGACGTCGTCAACCAGGACAAGCGCCCTGCAATCTGGGAGGCGACCGCACGCCAGGTCATCGCGACCTGCTGCACCTACCTGCTGACCCGGCAATTCGGGTCTCCAACGGGCTTTTCGCCGTCCGGGGCGATCACGGACGTCCGCTACGGCGGCATCACCGACGACACGCCGACCGGCGACGAGTTTACGACCGCGGTGTGGAGCACGCCGAAGACGATCGCCGCCGGCCTGGCGTTCATCAAGGCGTACCAGGCCACCGGCACGGCCGCCTATCTCGCGGCTGCGAATCGATGCGCGACATACATCCGCCACGTTCAGAGCGGGAACCTGCAGGTTACCGGCTACACGACCTACCCGTCCGGGGGCGGCCGTTACCGAGTCGGCGGCCTGGCCGCCGCGGTCCGCGACAACGGCGGGATCATGTACGACACCTACTATCTCGCCGACGTCGGGGCCGCGTGGTTTCTGGCGCTGCTCGGCGCGGTGGTGGGCACCAGCGCTGTGTACGGCGATGCGGCGGCGACGGCGGCCCTGGTCTCGGCGTCGTCTGGAACGATTGCCGAGATGATCGCCGAGCTGACGACCTTCGCCACCGTCGGCCCCCGCGACTCGACGAACAACGGCAACCTCACGCCGCCGCTGTCGACGACGGCGCCGCGGGTCATCTACACCGCCGCGACGCAAGGAGCGAACGGGACCGCCAGCTGGGCGGACGTAACGACGGTGCCCAGCGACGACATCTCGATGGCTCTGCTCGGGCTTTACATGGCGAACGGCACCACGGCCATCGTCACCCAGATGATGGCCTGGCTGCAGGCGTTCGCTTCGAACGCAGACAACCGCACGCCAACGGACATCCCGGAGTCGCAGGTGCTGGTCGGCATCACGGGCACCTACGACTCGACGCTGTGCCCTGCCGATACGCTGACGGCCGCCGCGCCGTTCACCGAGGCAGATGGTGCCCTGTATTCGTGGTCGTCGCTGGGTCTGCTGTCGCCAATCATTGCGGCGACAGACGCCGCCGGGCTTCGTCGAGCCAAGGACCAGCTGTCAAAAAAACAGCGCTTTTTGCCGGACGACAACTACGAGCTCTACCTGGGCCCCATCGGGTCAAGCGGTCTCTCGTTTCAGCCCTTCTATCGTGATGCGTTCGGCCGGCTGGTGTCCGCTGGCGGTGGCGTCGGCGCCGCGGGCGCCGCTGCCGAGCTGACGCCACCGTCTGGGATGTGGTTGTGGCTCAAGGCAGACGTGGGCATCACCAAAGACGCCGACAATTTCATCAGCATGTGGGCGGACCAGTCGGGACACGGCCGCGGGCCCACGACGGCGGCCATTTCCGGGCCCTTGTTCGTCGCAAGCGGAATCGACAGCCAGCCATCGGTTGCGTTCGACGGATTGAACGGCTTGGAGAACCTGGTTGACAGCATCCCGCTTGGGGCACGGACGATCATGATCGTAGCGAAGCCGGACGGCCCGGGAGGCGGCTCGTTGATCACGTTCCGCCGCGGGCCCGCGGCGCGCGATTGGGTCGCCTATTCGTGGCTGTTCGCCGGAACGCAATACACGTGGAGCGACGGCGCGATCAACATCTCAGCAATCACGCCGGTCGACTACAGCTCTGCGCCTCGCCTGTTTGAGCACGTACAGAACGCGACGAACACGCTGACTGTGCGCGTGAACGGGACCACGATTGTCATGTCGGGGTCGACGACGACCAACGAAAACAGCGCCGCAGGTTTCACCATCGGCGGCCGAGCGATCGGGTCCTACCTGCAGGGCTGGGACGGAATGATTGCTGAGGTGATGGTGTGGACGCGCGAGCTCACCGTGATTGAGAGGGCGCAGGCGCGCGCGTATGCGCGTACGCGCTACCCGAGCCTGCCGGCGGTAAGCCTGACCAGCGAAGGACTGTCGGTTGTGAAGGCCGCGAAGACGGGGATGGTGTATCGGCAGCTGCCCGGCCATTACCCGCAACTGAGGGGTAACTAAGTGGCAACCACGTTTCAGCTGACCGCGGATACGTTCACCAAACAGGCGCTGCAGCTTTGCGGCCTGTTGCCAATGGGCCGCGTCCCCAACAACGGCATGCTGCAGGACGCGCGGGACATGATGTCCACGATGCTCAAGAGCCTGCAGGCTCGGGGCGTCACGCTGACGCAAGCGGTTCGCCGCACGGTGACGCTGGCTGCGGGAACGGCGTCCTACGCCCTGCCCGCCGATGTGATCGACGTCGAGTTTCCAACCACGATCCAGGCGGTGGGCGAGACAACGGAGACCTGGGTCGACAAGATGGTTTACAGCGACTACCGGATCATCTCCGACAAAACGACGCAGGGAGCGCCGACGCGCGCCTACATCGAGAAGCTGTCGACGTGCACGGCGTTCTTTTGGTCGGTGCCCGAGAAGGCATACACGTGGAACTACCGGGCGATCACGTTGCTGCCCGACATGGACGCTGGCTCGACCGCGCCGGGGCTGACGCAGCGATGGATGGGGGCGCTGGTGTGGCGGCTCGCGTACTGGCTGGCGCACGCGCACAACCTGCCCATGCAGAAGCGAATCGAGCTCAAGAACATGGCTGACGAAGAAGAGCGCCTCGTGATGGGGCAGGAGAACGAGCGGGGCGACCTGAACCTGCAGCTGCCGATGGACCCCTATAGGAGTTACTGATGGCTGCATTGATTCGATCTCTCGCTGTTTCTGGCTCGCGCAAGAGCGATGGCACGGCCAACGCCTCTGGCCGTGTGTACCTCTACGAGCCGGGAACGACCACGTTGGTTGCTGGTTACACCAGCGACACGCTTGCGCAGGCGTGGACGACCACGAACGGCTACATCCCGCTCGATGCTGGCGGCCGCGTGGCGATCTGGGTGAACGACCCGGTCGACATCGTCATCGCCGACTCGTCGGGCACGACCATCAACACGCACCTCGGATTCAACAAGACGCGCGCCGAGCAGGTCGAAATCGAGCACGAAAGCCTGACGGGGGCGCTGACGGACTCGTCGGGCGCGGTGACTCAGGCGCTGGGCGGCAAGACGTTCCTGCATGACGTCCTGACGACCGCAACCGGCTCGCTAGGCACTGACTTTCAGTATCAGGAATCGGCGGGCGCGACGCCGCGACTGTGGACGGATGTTGTTCGCGAGATCCACATCACCCCGCAAGACTTCGACGCGGGCGCCAACGGTATCGTGGACGACACAGCGGCGATTGTGGCCGCCGTCGCCGAGCTGGTGCGCCTGGGCGGCGGTGTTCTCTATTTTCCGCCGGGCACCTACCTCATCAGCAGCCAGCTCGATTTTGGAACGGGGGCCGGAAGTGTGAGCGGCATCAGCATCGTGGGCGCCGGTAGCCAGGCGTCGACGATCAAGCAGGCAACGGTGAACCTGAATGCGTTTTCCGTGTATGCATCGGCATTTCGGATCAAGGGTTTGACGATCACGCACAGCTCGACGTCGACCGGCAAGGCGATTGACCTGCAAAACTGTAACGGCGTCGTGGTCGAGGACGTCGTGACCGACGGCAAATACCGCTTTGCGCTCAACGTGGACGGTTCCCAGCGAGTAATGGTCCGAGATAACAAGCTGCAGGCGTTGAACGCCGACGTGCTGTCCCGCGCCTTTGACTCTGCAACCTCAAGTGCCATTACCATGATCGGAAACGACTTGCAGGGCGGCACCACCGGGACGGCGGTCGAAGTTCACTTTTCCTCATCGAACTGGCTGATCGCTGGCAACAAGTTCTCAAACTCGGCGGCCGGCATTCTTTACACCGACGACCCCGTCACCCCGGGCACGAACGTGCCCACGGGGATCAACGTGATCGGGAATCCGACTCTCGGGTCCATTACAACGCCCATCGTGGCTGTTGGCACGGCAACGCATGACGGCTTGTTCGCGTCGTCGGCGAACAATTCGCGACAATATGGAAACGGCGTTGACGGATACGTCGTCACGCAAGCTTCCGGCGGCGGCGGTGGGTCCAGCCACACCCCGGACCTGCACAAAGGCCCGGAGGTGCACGTTCGCTTGACCTCGGGCGGCGCCGCGGTATGCACCTTGAACGCGCCGATCGGCCTGGCGACGAGGGATACGCGCCTGACGCTGCGCCTCACCGCGGCCGCGGGTGGCGCCATTACCTGGACGTTCAACGCCGTTTACGTGCTGGTTGGCGGCGGCACCACGATCGCGGGCGCGGACGGGACTACCACGATCGTTGAGTTTCAGTGGGACGTGCAGACGTCGGAGTGGCGTGAGTGCTACCGATCGGCGACGGCAACGTAGATGCCTGAACAGAAGGGAAAGCTCGACTTCGCCAGTGGCCAGCGCTCATCGGATGAGCAGCTGGCCGGCGCGATTCCGCAATCGGTGAACGTGCTGGTCGATGCAATGGGCGCGATCCACGTCCGGCCCGGCATCTCCGCGTGGGGTGACTTCGACCCGTCGCCGCTGTGGGACAACACCACCTCCGTCGACGGCATCACGATCTGGAACGACTACCCGGTATATGTGACCAGCGATCGGCTGGTGCACGCACAGCTGGCGCCTGGGAACGGGCAAGACCTGTCCGATGCAACGGCGACGACGCAACTCGATGCCGCCGATCGGCCCGTGTTCGCGACGACGCGGACCCGCGTTGTGA